CGCCTTCCGTGATCACAGAGTCCTGATCATGCGCATGAAACACAAACCTGCTCTTTACGGGAACCGGATCGGACGGCCTTGTCGTTGCAGGGTGTGTCCGCCGCTTCCGCTCCTCTTGGACAGAATGAAAAACCTCCGCTGTGATGAGCGGAGGATAATCATCTGTGCCAAGATAAGTATTGTTTTTCAGAATCTGATTGAGCGTTGATTCGCTGAGAGGTATCTTCGCTGCCTTCTTTGATTCTTTCACAGACAGGCCGCTGAGATAGGACTCAACGAATCTGCTGATCGCTGCAGCTGCCTCTGTATCCATAACAATTCTGCCCCTCTCGATCCTGTATCCGTATGGTATCTGTGCCATTCTGGTCTCCTTCCTGTTATTCATCCCCGTTATCCGTCTGCGTCTCTGTCAGCTTTAGCCCGCATTTCAGATGAAATGTGACTGCTTCCCCGGTATTCACAGTGGCATGTTCAGCAATTTCCGTGAAAATCCTGTCTGCATCAGTCTCCCGGCCTGTTTTCCACGCACCGATGACCCTCTTCAGATTCTTCGCTTCCCGCATCCGGGTACTCTCACCGCTGATTTTTTCCATCTCCTTCTGCAAAGCCGTCTCTTCCGCATTCAGCGACGCGATCCTCTCCTGAAATAAAACAGGCTCACCACATCCCTTGCTTAAGAGGAGCGTGAGCCGTTCTTTTTCTTCGGTTATGGATTTTTGCCTTGCACGAAGTGCCGTTGCTTCGGGGCCGGATTTGTCCGCCTCTTCTTTGGTGAGCATTTCAATATACAAATCTGCCAGTGGCAGGAACGCCAGCCTGTTCAGCATCGTGATGAAAGCGTTCCGAAGGCTCTCCTCCTGCTCCCGTTTCATGGAACAGGCCTGCAGATCTGCCGTATGTGCGCCGCATCCCCAAAAATGCCGTTTTCCGCCACCTGTCCTGCCGGTGATCCGCTTCATCCTGCCTCCGCAGCATCCGCAGACCAGTTTGCCGGAGAAAGCATACCTGTTTTGCGCGGGATTCTTCCTTCCTCCATCAGCAGAATCTGTTAGCGATGCGCTCTTCCTTCGCAGCTTCAGTGATGAACCTGCCCTTTCGAACGTTTCATGGTCGATGATGCCTTCGTGGTGGGCATCTGCATAATACTGTGCCCGCTCCCCGGTATTCTTCCGCCTGCGGTAATCCCTGCCGCTGTAGGTCTTCTGCATCAGGACATCCCCGGTGTAGGTGACATTTTTGATCATGCCGAGGATCATGGAGGAATTCCATATACCATCTGACCCGTCCCTGCGTTTTGTTCCGGTCGGGATGCCCCGCTCATTCAGGTCTCTTGCGATGGCAATCGTCCCTTCGCCGCTTAAGGCCCGCCTGAAGATCTCCTTCACAATGGGAGCCTGCTCTGGGTTGACGACGAAATTGCCGTTCACAAGATCATATCCGTATGGCGCTTTGGAATACTTGAAGGTTCCGTTCTGGAAGCGCTTCTGCACCGCCCATTTGCTGTTGCTGGATATGGACTGCGACTCTTCTTCCGCGATGGATGAAAAGAGTGTCAGGAGGAATTCCGAATCCATGCTTCTGGTATCGATATTTTCCTTCTGGAAAATGATGCCCACGCCAAGGGATGTGAGGGTTCTAACCATCTCCAGGCAGTCGGAAGTGTCGCGGGAGAAGCGGGAGATCGACTTGGTCAAAACCAGATCGATACGGTGGGCCCTGCAATCCGCGATCAACCGCTGCAGCTCCGGTCTGGACTCTGTTTTGGTTCCTGTCACCCCGGCTTCCCAGTAGATGCCCGAGAAGATCCATTCGGGGTTTGACCGGATATAATCCTCATAATGCTGGCGCTGGGCTGTGATCGAGGTACGCTGCAGGTCACTCCCTGTGGATACACGGCAGTATCCCGCGGCACGGAGCTTTGCGGCCGGGGCAGGCGCTGCTTCGATCACCGTAGTCTTCGTGGCTTCCGGAGTCACAGAAGGGGCCTGCTTCGGCGCGGTGATGTCCAGGGATGGAGTTCTTTTTACAGAAGCCTGTTTTTTCCTGGCGGCTTTGCGCTCACGGTCTTGTGCGGACAGCGCCGGACGGATCTGAACTGTTTTATCCATTCTGTTTTTTCTCCTTTCCGGCAAAGGTCTGTGCCTTGCCTTCTTTTCGCCATCTGACAGGCCTTAAGACAGCCCTGCGGCGTACGTGGATATTACCTCTGAGTTGGCTCAGATAGCAAGTTATAAATATAGGTAGAAGGGCAGATTTCCGACATAAATCCAACAATCTTTCTGCCCTTCTGACGAGTTTCTTCTGGGTGATCTGGACAAAGATGCAGGGCTCTGACCTGCGTAGGTATGGCAGTAATAATCAGGCAGATGGAGATGGGGAATCCCCCCTGTTCCCCTCTCCTCTATAAACACAAGTTTATAGATGGCATAGCCCATTCGGATGCCGATCCCATAACTCTCCGCTTCGTGACTTCGAACGGTATCTGGCTCCCGTTTCTGCCCTGGTCGGTGCTATACTGGACGACAGATCAAAGATCATCAGTCACACCGGAGTGTCTTACCATCATCCCTGCGCCGCAGTGCCCTTCATCTTCAAGATCTGAACGGCTTCAGGAAGCACCAGCCTGCCATCAATTCTTTCTTTGACGACAAAGGCCACCTGGCCAACACCGGCGTACAGCTCATGCAGAGCCGCAAAGGAGCGGGCCCCGCGGTCACCGATGTTGTAGTAGCTCATATCACCGAAAGCAATGACCGGCTGTCCGGCGGCAATGGCCGGTACAAACTGGCTCGTGTACACAGGGAATCCCATCAGACGATCCGGCTCTCCTGCAGTCAGCGCGGGCTGCCACAGATAGCCGTTGTCATTCTTCAGCTTGCGGATCGCCGCAAGGGTGGAATCGCTGGTCACGAACACAGCGTTGGTGCGGTACGGACGCTTCAGCTTGTACACCAGGTCGATCACCTCATCCGCCGTGATGGCAGTGGCGGATGCCGCAGTCACACCGACCTGTCCGCCCTTCGTGGCATGAAAGATACCCGTAGGCTTGCTGCTCCCGTCGCCGGTAAGGAACGCCTCTTCCTCCGCATTAGCGATGGCGCGGCCGAACGCGTTGATCAGGAAGGTCTCCAGATCATAGGCGTTATCGGCCAGCAGCTCCTCAGATACCTTCACCGCCACAGAGAGCTTGTATGCATCAAGGATCACCTGATCGAAGGTGGCATCCCCAAAGACCAGCTCACCGTTTTCTTCCACCCAGCTTGCGGCAGGTTTGGAAGCCGCGACGTTGATCTTACGCTCGCCGGATGTCTGGATCACAGTAGCAAGGGAACGGATCACATTCTCCTGCTCCAGGGCTTCGACCAGACGGGCGTCGTACTCGGTCGGGACCAGGTAGCCGCCGGAGGCATCTGTGCCTTCCATCAGGACATTGGAAACCGTCCGGAAGTTCGTACGCAGTGCTGTGAGCATAGCTTTCTTATACTCGTCAGACGCGCGTCCGGTCTTCACATCGGTACCCATGCCGGGACGGCTGATCAGCGGAGTGCCGACAGGGAGGGACATCTGTGCGTCCAGGGCCTCGCGGTGTTCCAGGCGCTCGATCTCCCTGCCAAGGTTCACTACTTCCGCTTCCATACGGTCGTAGGTGGCTGCGTCATCGGCACTGAGCGTACCGTTTTCGGTCTGATGAGTGTCGAGGAAGTTCTTTGCAGCTTCCCATGCCTTTGCGCGGTTTTCACGCAGTTCATTGATTCTTCTAAGCATAATGCCTCTTTTCTCCCGGGAAATGCGTCCCGGGCCGCAAAATATGGCCCTGCATTGAGCCCGTTTGAGATTAAAAATGCTCCCGTCGGCCTGCGGTATTGCGGGATGCACAGGAGCACAAGTTACATGCCGCCCACCGGATAAGATCATGGTAAAGAATCCGGCAGGCGGCATACATTTATAAAGAACAGCAGCTGCACAGGGGGTATGCAACTGCTGAACCTTATAGCGGTATTTCGCTGTTTTACGGCTGTCCCCGTACGCCAAAATTGGCGGACGAGAAATGATTACTTATCTTTTTTCAGATGATCAAGCCTGTCATACAGCGGCTTGACTGGAACCCCGGCAGACACAGCCAGCCGGTTGAACAGCTGCCGGTCTGTACTCCTCTGGGAGAACAGGACTGACGGCTTATGATCGGCCACAGGGGATACATCATTCTTCTGAAGGATGCCGTCAGCAAAGCCAAGCTCGATCGCCTTGTTACAATCCATCCAGGTCTCTGCGGTCATCAGCCTGGAGATCTCTTCCCGTTTCAGGCCTGTCTTGATCTCATAGGCAGTGATGATGGATTCTTTTACAGCCTTCAGCATATCGATGGCCTTCTCCATATCCCCTTCATTGCCCATGGCCATGGTCATCGGGTCATGGATCATCATACAGCTGGTCGGTGCCATCAATACTGCCGTGCCAGCCATCGCGATCACAGAGGCTGCGGATGCAGCAATACCGTCGATCTTGACGGTTACATCAAATGGATAATCCATCAGCATGCTGTAGATCTGCGATGCGGCGATGCAATCTCCACCAGGGCTGGACAGCCAGACCGTGACCGGGCCGCTTCCTGCCATCAGTTCACTTCGTAACATCTCCGGGGTCACATCGTCGTCAAACCACGATTCCTCGGCGATGGTGCCGTAGAGATACAGTTCCCTGGAAGATGGATCGCCGCCCCAGTTCCAGAAGTGTTTTTTGTTCTTCATTCTGACTCCTTCCCGGCTGCACCACTGTTGTTTCCTTCATCTGCAGCCTGAGTGTAATTATCTTCAGCAGACTGAATAGCTTTATTATCAGTCCCCTGGTTACCGGAAGCATATATCCCTGCATCCTCCAGTTTGATCATCGCACCCTGGATCAGATGATAGTTGCCGCCTTCTTCATCAGATAGCAGGTCCATGTTCTCCAGCCTGCGACAGTCATTCACACTGAGGATCCCGGAGGATACGCCTATGCGGTAACCTTCCATGCGGGATTTGTAATCCCCCCGGAGCAGTCCATCGACATTGAAGCGGATGCTGTATTTCTTCCGTTCCTCCGGGCTTAGCAGGGCTTTGGCCATGCTCTGTTCCCACCGGCTGATCCATGGAGCCAGTGTGTATTTCACGAATTCCAGGCTCTGCTCCTCTATATTCGAAAACGTAGCCCTGGATAAGTCCTGCAACATATGAGGCGGGATACGGAAAATCCGTGCGATCTCCGTCAGCTGGTATTGCCGGGTTTCCAGAAGCTGCGAATCCTGCGGGCTCATGCTGATCGGTTTGAATGTAACGCCTTCTTCAAGGATCGCCACCCTCCCGGCGTTCCCGGTGCCTCCGTAAGCCTTCTCCCAGGAGTCACGCAGCTTGCTGACATCCTTGATCAGAGACGGTGTCTCAAGGACTCCTGCCGGTGTTGCTCCGTTTGATAAGAACCGGGAGCCATATTCCTCTGCGGCAAGACCCATGCCAACCGCATTCCGGCAGGCGGCGATCGGTGACATCCCGACCAGTCCGTCATAGCCCAGTCCCGGGATATGGAGAATATCTTCCGGCAGCAAGATCACATCCGTACTTTCCATTGTCGGAGGCTCACCGTTAAGCCGTTGATAGCGGTAATACAGCTGCCCGTTCTGGTCCCGCTCAACGGACATCCTATTCGGCATCAGGGGATACAGGCCTACCACTTCCCCGCGCCCGTTGCGCAGGATCTGTGCATAACAGTTTCCCCAAAGTAATAGATGGGTGACCATCACTTCCCGGAAGATAAAACTGGTCATCTCCGGGTTCGGCTCATCGTGGAGCAGGAAATAAAGGGGATGATCTTCTGCCCTGATTCTGTCGCCGTTCTCGCCTTTCTCATAGAGATGGAGCGGCAGGCTGGCAATGGACTCTGCAAGGATTCTCACACAGGCATACACAGCGGTCATCTGCATTGCGGAGCGTTCATTGACTGTCTTCCCGGCAGTGCTCTGGCCGAAGAAGAAACGGTATCCGGAACCGGCCGCACGGTCTTCTGCCCTTCGCCTGTTAAATAAACTCTGAAAAATGCTCATATCCTTTCCTTTCTCCGCTGTCAGGGGGGCATCGGGGTTTGAATCCGTCCGCGTCATGGATGCTGCCAATCCGCCATAGACGCCGTCAATGCATCATGGATGGCGCAAATCCGCCAAAGATGCCTCAGATCCGCCATGGATGCCCTTGACAGGGGTGTTATACTGCAGGCGTACATACGCCTGCAGAGGGGTTGATTTTCTTACAGCAGCAGGATCCCTCTGTGCTCATACACAGATTCCTTCCGGCTGTTCTCGTTCCTGACCGCCCTGTCCAATGCCATGACCAGGGCAACCGCCAGGTCGATCTTCTCAACAGCTTTCGCTTTTGACAGCTTGATGTTCCCGGCGGCATCGGTCTGTACGACGGCATTATCCATGCACCACCGGAGTACCGGGTGGCCGCCATGGGAGAGTTTCCCTTCCAGCGTCAGCCGCATCAGTTCCTTTGTCGGCGGGCTCATACTTGCCTTGCCCTGTCCGAAGGGAACGACTGTCATACCCTCATCACTGAGATGCTGTATCAGCATCTGGGAATTCCAGCGGTCATACGCGATCTCACGGATGTCGTATATTTCGTTTAGCTCCAGGATCTTCGCTTCGATGGCTTCATAATCGACAACGGAGCCTTCGGTTGCCAGGATATAACCCTGCTTCTGCCACAGGTCATAGTTCACATGGTCACGCCTGGACCGCTGTGTTATCGTTTCCTCCGGCACCCAGGCGAAGGGCAGGATGGAGTATGGGTCCTCCGGGTTTGCAGGTGGGAACACCAGCACAAGTGCCGTGAGGTCCTGCGTACTGGAAAGGTCGAGTCCTGCATAACAGGGACGGCCGCGGAGCCTTTCAATATCAACAGGGGCATTGCATCTATCCCACCGTTCCATCGGCATCCACCGGACAGCCTGTTTCGTCCAGATATTGAGCCGCAGGGTTTTGAAGACGTTCTCTTCACTTGGATTCTGCATGGCGGATTCACAGGCTTCACGGATAGCGGACTCCGGGAATGTCACTCCCATGGATGGGTTCGCTTTGCGCCAGGTCTCCGGCTTTGTCCAGTCATCATCCGGATCCGCGGCATAGACAACCGGGTAGATCGTCGGGTCGGTCTTGCGGCCGCCCAACAGGTTCTGCGCCTTCTGGAACAGCTCATAGCCAATGGAATGGATGTTGTCACCCGCTGTGCTGATGATGAACTGAAGAGGCTGCTTACGTGCATCACCGGAACCCTTGGTCAGGACATTGTAGAGGTCAGGATTTTTCTGCACATGGATCTCATCCACGATCACACCATGGGCGGATACCCCGTGAGCACGGTCAGCATCGGAACTCAACACCTGATAAAAGCTGTTTGTCGGCGTAAAAATGATGCGCTTCCTGGAATCCAGTATCTTACACCGTTTCATAAGCGCCGGAGACAGTCGGATCATGTCGGCAGCCACATTGAACACAAGACTTGCCATCTGCCTGTCCGCCGCCGCACCGTATATCTCCGCCCTCTGTTCGTGGTCGGCACAAAGAAGATACAGTGCGATGGCGGCGGCAAGTTCGCTGTTGTGTGTCGGAACCATTGACGGCCCAGCAAGATACAAATGGCTTGGACTGTCCACCTGAATGCACTGCATTTTGACCGGTTGCTCCACCGGGGTGATGGATTTCAGGTAATGGTAATTCGACCGACTGTCTCCATTTCTGACTCTGCTCCATACAGCTTTGCGGATCAGCCTGGCAGTCGGCTGACCAGTGAATGATGTAAACCGGATCACGTACAAGATTTCGCCGGTAGGCCAGCCGTTCCGAGTTGAAGGCTCTGCTTTAACAGCATTTTTGATACCCAGGGACCACAACAGCTCACGAACTGATTCTGCCAATGGGCGAATTGTAGTCGTGTACGTGCTTTGCCCTTTCACCTTGCTGATTGATCCATCTGAATCCATCAGACCCTGGAGCAGAGCCCAGCGCTGTGATTCAGAGGCGCGAAGATACTCAGGGAGAATAACCTTCTCTCTAAAGTTATTTACCAGAATTGGCCTGAGTTCCCGATAACACAGGCATGAACTGCCTCCGCATTTTTGCGGGAAACTGTTATGCAGCTCATAGGGTATATTAGATTTGACATCTTCAACATCAGAGGTTCTCACTGTGATTCTTGCTTCTGTCGCCGTTCCATTCCCAAGCCAATAGCCGTAAAGGTATGGATCAACTGGGAGATTTACATCCTCTGTCTGAATAGGCTTTGCCACCGGGATACGGATCGCTGAACGGTTCCCTTTCATTTCCAGCTGCTTCTCATAGATTTCCTGCGTGGATAATGTAACTCGGGGATTCTTGTATCTTGTAAGGTCATCACAATCCCACAGATGCCTTGCACCGGCAATGATGGACGTTCCGTCTCTGAATGTCAGCTTATACGCTTGCTCCGTATCATCGACGGCACTCTTTGCGATCACATGACAAGGCACTCCATTCTCATCAAACACAGTATCGCCCACTTTCAGATCGCCCATTGCGGTAAAGCCCTGCGGTGTTGGTATTGGTGTATCCAGCGCAAGTTGCTTCCCGTTTTTCTTGCTCAGAAAAGCGATACACTGTTTGAACTGCCGCGTCCCGTCTTCCTTAACCACGCCCATCAGGTCTCGGACGATTCTGTCCTGCCAATCGAGCAGCTTAAACGGCTGGTTGTAGAACGCACCTTTCGTGTGTTTCAGCGATTCGATGAAGATCACGGCGCGGTCAGCCTTTTCTTTGTCATAATGCGACGTCGGCAGCATAAACCGCGTCGGCTTGTATACATATTTCTCCATAGCGGATCACGCTCCTTTTTTACTCACACTCCCTGCAGCATCGTATTCGTGCTGAGATGTAATTCACACTCGCAGCTACGATATGAGGGAGTTGTATTTTATTTCATAAGTGCCCGGATCTGTACACATGACCGATCATATACTCGTAGTCAGATGGTGCCAAAATTGGCACCGTCTATTTGTGGTCGGGTGGCAATGTTCCGAGCGGTCACATCCCCAGCAGCTTTTCCATCATATCGTCCTGGGGATTGCCCGTGACTGGCTCCCTGCAGTTTTCAGATACGATGCTGAATATCTGCTGAAACAAAATGTTCGCCTGCTTCAGATACCCTTGCGCCATTGTCACAAACGGGCTGGTGATCGCAGCTCCAGTTGTCGGATGCTTGGAGAGGAATCCCATCTCGTTGTTTATGCGCTCAAGCTGTATCCACCTGGCCATGGCCATGCTGTACTGCTCCAGAAGGTGGGGAGATACAAGATGCGCACAGTTTCTCTGCCGAAGCCATGAAGCCATCTGATCCCAGATTTCTTTACCATAGAGGTCTCCGAGACGCTGATCCTCCGAGAGGAACTCCCTGATGCTTTCCACATCTTCTCCGTCCAGGCCATCCTGCTCCGGCATTGCCAGGGCAATGGCCTTTTGCCCTTCCTGGATTTTCTCTGCCAGCGGCTTTTTCTTTCTTCCCGCACCGGGACGTTTGCCGCCACGGTTGGTTCCGTCTTTTGCCATAAAAACTCCTTTCTGCCAGCATCCTACTGGCTGATCCGGTTTGTAGACGGTGCAGAGACCTGCACCAGCTATTGTTTGATTTATTTGATTTCGTTTGATTATTTCAGAGCTAATCAAACAAACAGAGCATCCCGGATACCCTGAGACAATGCTCAAAATGTACCCGAAATGCCCTGTTCATAAGGCTTCGTGCCAGTTACCAGATTCCGGCAGAGAGACTGAATATGCCCCTATTCCCCCGTTTGAATCAGGATTTTTGCACACGGCAGGGGGCGACGGTCTTCAGGCAGCCATTCGTTAGAGATACAACCCCGCCCCGGGGCCGTAATCAAAGGAAAATCAAACGGTTTTCAAACGCAGATCGTTTTTCAAACAGAAATCAAAACGCTTCTTCACAAGTTGTTTTTCACCTGGAAATCAATGAATCTTCATCTTCACACCACAGTTCGGACAATAAGCATAGCCTGGAGAATGTTCCACATCTGCCCAGCAGCTGTCTCCATCCGGTTCCCTGCCGCAGTCACTGCATTGCCAGCTTCCATACTCCCACTCCGCTCGGTTGTAATCCATCGGGTCACCCAGCATCGGTAGGCCCTGCCTGCCGTCGGCCTGTGTCATAAACATCGGTGATGTCTTCTTCACATAGAACGTCCAGTTCAGGATGTCCGGTTCGGATGGGTAGAACCCACACAGAAGCATCAGCTCCTTAAATGCGTTATTGGTCATATAGACATTGGTACGATCCTGCAGGATATGCTTCATGCCGTAGCTGGTGTGATTGTGGAGAACCTTCCCAGCTGGTACCAGGTTGTACCGCAGCCACTCCACGCATTTCTCCTGTTCCTCCGGATCAAGGTCTGTGAAATGCTCCCGGTCGTTCCCGGTCTCGACAATATAGTCGCCGCCAATATTTCCGGTGTTGCGACGGACGGTGCACTCCACACCTTCCTTGTCCAGCGCGTCAAAAAATCTGTTAAACATACACTTCTCCTTCCCCGGCGCTTCCTTCGGCCGGTAACTGCCCTGTGATCTCCCATGCCATTGATCACCGCGATTGGCATGGATACGGCTCTGGCTGAAACCGCACAGGTTCATAAGATTATCAAAGTTGTTGCTTCCGCCATCAGATAAAGGAAGCACATAGTCCCGGTTGTCCTGCTTCTGATGCATATCTCAGTACCTGTTTTCCGGAGACACCGGTTCAGGGCACCCGGGATGTCCGTCTCTCCTTCTGCGCCAACAGCCATCTGCGCTCGGCAGTCTTCCATTCCCGGATAAGGATGTCGATCTCCTGATCGGCGGCATGGTCGGCGGCGTACCAGTCTCCGTTACGGAACAAGCCATCCACAACCTTCATGGCCTTCACATGGATATCCTTTGCCCACCTGTCCTGATGTCCGAATACAGCAGAGATGTGTTTCCAGTCAGCCATGCAGATATAATGCGCCGTCATAACCAGGCGCTGCTTCTCATCCTTCAGCATACAGATCAGCCGCCCGACAGCCGTACGCATCCTCAAGCACTCTCTGGCGGAGATGTCCAGCAGCCATTTGACACCGGGAAGCTCTCCACCATGAGCCTCCTTCACCATAAGGGCTCTCTCCGGGTTACGGAGAACCACAGTCTCCATATACTCGTCAGGAGCAGATAAGTAGTCATACCGATCGCGGATGAAAGCGTAATTCCGCATGGCATCCTTATACTGGTACATGAACCGCTCCGCATCCTTATACGCGATTTTCTTTGTGCCCACAACTTCGTCAATGACATCATAAATCCGGTTATAATCAAGCGAACTGCCATTCTGCAGAGGCTTGTACAACATCTGGCTGGTTTTCATTACTCTTCTGTCCATTATCTTTCCCTCCTTCTATATATAGGCAAATTACTTCACATTTTATGCGCTGTTTGAATGTCTACATTAAAGTATAGTCTTACCAGTGCACTTTGTCTACATGATACCCTGCTGCAGACCGCCGGTTCCTGCGTTCACACGGGTATAATCCCCCGAATCCTAACCACTTTAACCACTTTGTTTTTTGAGTGGTTAGAGCATCCACAGTCCTGAGGCCCTTGATTTTACTGGCTTTTCAGACCATATATAACCACTTAACCACTATAACCACTATAATATATATACGTATGTGATTGTTTTATTTTTCTCTCATCTCAAAAAAATATATCATATATATAGGCGTTCCCCTGGCTGAAAAGTGGTTATAGTGGTTAGGACAGGCCACCACCCCTGTGTTGGCCGGATCAGTTCCTGGCTGCATTTCTGCTTTTCCACCCTGCTCCTTCATCCTCAAGCACTATGCTGGCCGCCTAAAGGAAAATCATTCGGATCGCTGAAAGGAGGGAGGTCGTCGTCTCCCTGCTCCTCCCCCGTGATCTTCACATTCAGCGCATACACCCTGCCAGAAACCTTCTTGATGCTCTTGAGAGTCTGTGACCGCTGTTTCCCTGCGGAATCAGTAAAGGTATCGATATACCCGGCCCTGCGGAATCCTTTGATGCTTTTTACATGGGAGAACCCCGCAGCATCCAGTGCTTTGTTCAGCTCATCGACAATGGCGTAGACCTTTCCACCTTCAATGACACCATAGATTGGAGATACCTCCCTCGGCGCGTACAGGCTCACGGTCTGCGTCGGTGCACCGATGAAGTGTGCGCTGTTGGACGCCACCCAGTTTGTGGTGAACTGCCATGCAGCTTCAATCGAATTCAGTGGCTTGTCCGCCTCGATCTTCTCCATTGCCATAGCCGCCATCGTGACCGCCTCGTCCGCTGCCTGCTCTGCTGACAGTCCGAATATGGCAATGGAGGAATAATAATCGCCAAGAGCCAGCACGGCCATGTTGGTAAAGTGCGGATTGGACCGGCACTCCGGTGTTGTCGCCCCCGCGAGCTTCTCCAGCATCATCTGGAAGTCTGCGTCCAGGCGCGGGATCGTCCCATCCTCCCCCGCGGTGTCCCCGATGATCTCATCGATCAGGAAATCAACATATCTTTTCCCTGCAAAGCCATAGTTCAGCCTTGCCTCCGTATGAAGCCGGACGCCTAATTCCTGGTCAATTACGCCTTCCCCGTTCATTAGCGGGCAGGCATTGATCTCCAGCAGCCTGGAGTTGATCCCGTCCATGGAGCTGTCCGCCCGCATCGGCTGCTCGCCTGTTGAGATAATACAGGTGCTCCATCCGTCTATTTTTCGGATGCCGCTCCCGATCTTCCCCCGGGTTTTTCCGATGCCGTTGCCAAGGTTGTAGACGATATCATTGACAGACAGATATTTTTCCTTCAGTGACTGCAGCTCATCCAATACCAGAGGAAGGTGCTTCATGGTTGCCGCCCTCTGCTCCATGCCGAACAGCGTAGCGTTATAGGTGCCGATCAGGTTGTCGGGATCGCCGTAAATGCTCAGGCAGAACTTTGCCACAGCCGTCTTGCCGCCCCTTGACTCATACCAGAAATGCGCATAGATATTCCTGTGTGAAAGCTTCAGGATCAGCGGAGACGCAAATGCCGCCGCCATCATAAGACGCGCATACGGATACTCCCGCACCACTTTTGCCAGCTCCATCCACCGTTCCTCTGACCCATGGGTGTGCAGGGCTTCTACGATATTCGTGGTTCCGGTCTGATCATCATAATACTGCACGGTATCCTTGATGCGGTACGGATAGAACTCATTTCCTACCCAGCCTGCGCGGTTGACGCAGCGTTTGATGGGGATAACATGATCATTGACCGCTTCCATCTCCGCGACATACTTTGTGATGGTCCCGGCAGTACCGGAGGAAACCGGCAGGCCGAAATCCGCATATTTGATGATGGTATTCTTATTGAGTAGATCTGCGCGGGAGGCGATCAGGGTCTTGTATGCACCGTTACGCCTGTAGGTGATTCCCAACTTCTCCGTATTGTCATCCACGTTGATAACCTTGGCGCTGACAAAAAGCGGATCGCGGCAGACCGTTACGGGCTGTAATTCCCCGAATACCGTCTCCATATGTCTGATCCCCTGGTCATCCACGATCCAGTTCTGCGGAACAATCATGCCGCGGGTCTGGGAGCCGCTGAGCCGCAATACGCTGGCGGTCGGCATCTCTTCAGCCATCTTCCCCAGCGTGTATTTTCGCAGTTCCGCCTCAAACCGGCGGATGCCCAGCTCCTTTGGAATTTTCTGTTTGATGGCAACATACCGCACCACATCTTCCGTGTTCGCCCATGAGGCAAGTTCCAGAAAAGCAGGAGCTATCACATCCTCCACAGACAGCGTTTTTCGGGAGAGATACTCATCGATCAGCGCAGCGTTGTCATCATCCGTGCCGGTGCAGGCGTCATCTTCATCATCAGAGGAGTCATTCCCGTCAGCGCCATCCTTTTCGTCCTCATCATCAGGTACAAAATCATCTGCCGCATTGGGTTTCGTATCGTAAAACGCGGTACATCCCGCGATGGCTTTCCGCATGGTGAGTTCGCCATACGTACCGTCACCGCGCCGCTCGTCCCATTTCTCACGATACAACCCTGAATCCCGGAACAGCCTGTCCATCTGTTCCATATCGCCACGGCAGAAGAAGGCCAGCCGGCGGCACACAGAAAGATCGGCCTGTGAGTGCGACCAGTTGGGATCTTCCGGCTTCGTCCAGTCTCCGTCATAATATCTGGCGAATGTCTCACCGCCCTGGGAGCGGTAACACTTCACCATCACTTCCTGGTCAGAAAGTATCGAACCGCCTTCCGGTACCTGGATCTTAACCCTTTCCAGCGCAGGGCGCTTCATGTAGGTGTTTTTGAAGGAATCCAGGTTCCCCTCTGTGACTGTCATGTCGCCTTTCCGGAACACATTTCCGGTCATGGTCAGGAAATGGCTGGTCTCCCCGGCGATATACATCTCAAGACCATACCTGTTGCAGTTGATGTAGTATTCTTCCTTGTCGTACACATATCCTGCCGGGATCAGGAAATAAATGTGCAGTCCGGTACCTGACGGGGAATACTCCACCCAGGCGTTCGGGAACAGTGCCAGCACAGCCAGCGCGATATCCGTCAGCGATCCGTCTTCCCTGACACAGTCGTCAACGTCAATACATCCGACCTTCCCGGAAATATTGATGCCGACGCCGCTGTAGTTTTCTACCGCCTTCAGCGCCGTTTCCATGTCGGCAAATGTATACGGTTTGTCCACGGATGCATGGAATCCTGTTTTGGGGTTATACGGTACCTTCGTCAGCCTTCCATGGGAATCCTTTTCCAGCTTCCAGTTACAGAAGGGAAGGCCGCGGAGCACCTCCGGGTAGTTCCGGACTGCCTCCGCGTTACAGTACATGGCGTTTTTGCCGATTTCAAACTTCTTCATAGTCTACTCCTCTCTCCGGCACTATGGCCGAATGTTCCTCCCCTGAGGTCAGTGCTCAGGATTGTTTTACTGCCTCTGTCTACGGGCGAAATAGTTCACTTTTTCCGCGCATCGATCTTTCCAAGTGGTTAGAGTGGTTTGCGCTTGCCCGCGCGGTCACGCGCCTTTCTTTTGTTTCTCCAGCTTCTCCCGTATCTTTTTCGGGTTCCTGCCTGAGCGCTTGATGTACCGCTCCTGCTCCAACTCGATTTCCTCGTAGGCAGGTACCTGATAGCCCAGTCCTCTAAATACGCCGCGGACATCATTATCCAGGCGTTTTTTCCGATTCCACCAGGCGTTATCGTCCAGGTGCAGTAATTCTTTGATCTGATCCTCAGAGAGACCGCTGTTAAAGAGCAGGTCATAGGTCTCCCGCTCCGCAGGAGGCAGCTGCTCCACCAGGCACCGGATGATTGCATGGGCAGGATCCATCGGGAACGGCCGTGACTGTTCCTCACTCACAGGATAGAGCCACATCTGATACTCTGCCTTCTCAAGGGGAGATGCCAAAGCCTCCTCTTCCTGCGCCTCCGCCATTGCCTCATACCGCAGCTGAGCATAATCCGACGCTTCTTCAGCATGACGGTCATCCTTCTCTTCATCATGGTCTGCCTCGTCCAGGAGCTTAAATACATTCGGATCACGGATTTTGACCACATGGAAGA